TTGTTAAAATCTTGTTCATGCTTCGTCCTCCTATATACAATCTTTGCAGACTGTAAGTTTATATAACCACAGGTTTTTAGAGTTATATACTACTATAACAGGTTCTATGCGTAGTTTATGGAGAATAGTTTACTGTTAACTGTGCAGTTAACGAAATTTTTGTGTCAATCACTGACCTGGACCAAGGGATTTCCTGGCCCGCTAGTAGCGGCATCTGTCCTTGTATCGCCAATGCGATGAACTGGGGATCCATTAATTCTAACCGTGCCGCTGGCGCCAACGGCCACCTGATTTGCTGATTTATGTATTGTCTTAGATGGCAAATTTGGAGGCACGTACAACGCATCATCATTCGAGCTAGACGTTCCGACTACCGCAATGCCCTTGCCATTGGTTTTGACATTGGTGGTGAGACCAGTGTCAAACCCTGCGCCACCATGTGTGCTTGTATCACCTTCGACTGAGATTGTTTTTAACCCTGGCATTATACAATAATACTCTGTTTGGGCGACACTGTGATGCCAGTGGTCATTTTGATATAGTGTGCTTCAATTTCGGGCACGGTGGGCGCACACATCATGATATGATTATGTCCAATGGCCAAATTGGCATCGGGGTCGGCAGTGATAAGACTGGGATACAGGCCCACACCTTGCTGACTGGGAATTACACTATGTGGCTTGTTGATTACAAAGTCGCCGTCTAGGCTTTTGCTCACAACTCGTGCAACTAGTTCGTCGCCGTTGCTCAACTTGAATGTTGCGACGTCATCGATATCGATTTTTGATTTTGCGATTAACATTATACTGCTTCTTTAAGTGTTTCAAAAAACTCTGGCATTTGTTTGGCCAGGCCCATGTATCCACCGGCAACTAAAATTTTACCGTCTTGATAAATCTGTGGCATGGTGCGATGTCCTTCTGCAAGAATAAACTCACGTGCCTCGGGCTGTTCTTCGATGTTGATTTCTTCAAATGCTACACCTCGGCTCTTTAACAAATTTTTTGCTTGTGTGCAATAGGGGCAATTATTTTTACTGTAAACTGTTATCATTTCTTCTCCGTTGTAATGTAATTATCCTCGTTGAGTTTTTTTAATATTAAATCTGCCCATCTTTCATGGGTATCAAAGCCCGGGTGAAAATTATCCTCTTCAAGGTCATTATTCATTTTAGCAAGTTCATGTATGCAATCTTTATTTTCGTTAGCAAACACCCAGCGAGAAAAATCAATTTTATTTACTAGATATTTTAGATCTCCAAATTGGCCAATGCCATAATCTAAGTCTGCAACTTTTTTATCGTTACCCCAATAATTGACATAACTGCTCATTAAGTAGGGAATATTGTTTTGTTTAAGGTAGTCTTGAGTGTTAATTATCTGCACTAATGTATCCTGGGCCATAGTTTTTTCGTTACTAAACTTGTACAAAGGATCAAAAATCTCTTTGGTAGCAGGGTGCCAGTGCCAACTACCAATTTGGCCTCCGCCACTTAAAAGATAACTAGTATCATGCCCGGTCCAGCGAATATATCCATACCCGTCTAGCGCAGACATTATGTGCTGGTCTTTATGATCCACAGATAAATCTTTACGAGTCAAGCCACTCCACATTATAACCACTAGGTCCGGCTTTTCGCGAGCAAACATAGAATCTAATAGAAGTGCATTGCCTATATAAGTGTTGCCTGCACCAGGGTGCCCTTTATTTTCTAATTTAAAATTTATTTTGTCTGCTAGTATCTTGGGCCATCCACGCTGTTGTGCATAGGTAAAACTACACCCAACTGTGTATAAAATCACAGGCTAAATCCCTTGAATGTGTTACCATCAACGTCTTGCTTGGTACCACCAATTACATAGGAAGAAATTTCTGTTTCTTGAGGTGCCACTTGAACTTCTGATCCTGCGATCCATTTTGCAGTCCAAGGCAAGGGATTACTACCAGGTTTCATACCACAATCTAAATGTACTGCGGTCATACGCTTACAAGTTAACCAATCAACATACTGACTTAGCAGTTGTTCATTAAGACCAATCATTGACCCATCTTTAAACAAATACTTGGCCCAATCTTTTTCTTGTTGTGCTGCACTTAGGAATATAGCAGTACATTCTGCCAGTGTTTCATCACGGATCTCAGCAAACACAGCATCATCTTGTGGCAATAGTTTAATCATTGTCTGCGTTGCACCCAAGTGAATATTTTCATCACGGCAAATAAGTTTAATAATTTTAGCATTGCCTTCCATTTTCTTTAGTTCGGCAAAGGCCCAACTACAGGCAAAACTCACATAAAATCTTATTCCTTCTAATGCATTGGCACAATTAATTGCTAACCATAACTTTTTCTTAAGATCACGTAAGTTAACCGTTATTTCCTCGCCGTTAACCACATGTGTTCCTTCGCCTAACAACTGATACCATTGGCTAGCAGTAATAACATCATCGTAATACTTACTGATGTCTTTTGCACAATCAACAATCTCAGGAATTTCTAGTACTGTGTCAAATACTGCGCTGGGATCACTGCCGTACACATTACGAATAATGTGTGTATAACTACGGCTGTGAATGGTTTCGTTAAAGGCCCAAGTCTCAATCCAAGTTTCTAATTCGGGAATAGTGGCTAAGGGCAAGAACGCTAGATTAGGACTGCGTCCTTGCACACTGTCTAATAGGATTTGTCTTTTTAAATTGCTTGTGAATATGTGTTGTTCGAAAGGTGTTAGTTCTTTGAAGTCTTTGGCATCACGAAGTACATCTACTTCTTCTGGGCGCCAAAAGAATCCTAATTGTTTGTCTGTTAGTTTATCGAATTGTCTATACTTTAGTGTTTCGTATCGTTGGATACTGACGCTGCCGCCAGTATCTAAAAATGCCAATGCTTCTGTATGTTTTGTTTTATTGTCAATGTTAAAAACGCTCATAAGTCTTTCTCTTTAAATTACGCAACTATCACAATCTTCTTGATCTGCGAGTTCTTCTGCTGGTTTGTTTTCTGCGGCTGTCATTTTGTCTACATCAATCTCGCCTTGTCCGTCCATGGTGTTGAAATAGTAGAGTTGTTTTAAACCGTATTTGTAGCACATGACCAGATGCTTGAGCATCTCACTCATAGGGATTTTTTCGTCTTCGTAGAATCTAGGATTGTACGAAGTGTTGACACTAATGCCTTGGTCAATATATTTTTGCAGAACTGCACATAGTTTTAAGTAACCTTCTGGACTTGATTGATCCCATAATAGTTCATATTTGTTTTTGAGTTTTCTGTATTCGGGTACTACTTGCCTTAATTGACCATGCTTACTGCCCTTGATGCTTACATAACTTCTTGGTGGCTCAATTCCGTTGGTAGCATTACTTATCTGTGCTGAAGTCTCGGCTGGCATTAATGCCATTAGTGTGGCATTACGAATACCAGTGTCCAAAATTTGCTCACGTAAGGCACGCCAGTTCATACGCTCTTGATGTGGTACTAGTTCGTCAATTTCACGCTTGCGTGTGTCAATTGGTAATTCGCCATTTGCGTATTTGAGTTCTTGCCATTTAGTGCAAGGTCCTTGTTCTGCGGCCAAGTCTGCCGACGCTTTGATCAAGTAGTAACTCCAGGCTTCTGCATATTCATCTACTAGAGCCAATGCAGCCGGATCACTGTAACTGACATCATGCTTGGCCAGGAAGTAGGCAAAGTTAATAATGCCCACACCCAATGGGCGGAATTCTTCTGTTGACTTTTGTGCAGCCAATACAGGATAGTTTTGATAACTTAACAATGCATCTAGTCCACGTACTGCCAGTGTGGCCATTTTCTCAAAGTCCTTTGGCGACTTGACATTGCCCCAGTTCAACGCACTCAATGTACACAATGCAATACGGCCATCCGGATCGTTAATGTCTCGTAATGGACGTGTGGGCAAATCAATCTCTGCACACAAATTGCTCTGCCTAATAGGATGGATCGCTTCCTGGAACGGACTGTGTGTGTTGGCATGGTCTACGTTTTGCAAATAGATACGTCCTGTATCTTTACGCTCACTCATAAACTTACTAAACAGCTCGGCCGCAGGATAAGTTTTCTTACGTAGTTTGGTATTGCGTTCTGCACGTTCATAAAGTTCTTTAAAACGCTCTTGGTTGTTAAAGAAAGCCTCGTACATTTCCGGCACATCGTGGGGGCTAAAACAGGTGATATTGCCTCCTTGAATAAGCCTTTCGTACATTAATTTGTTAAATTGGAC